AAATTTTTAGCATTTTCTGAATCACCATCTCTAATAACTAACTGGGGTAATGGTTTTATATTTCTACCCTGTTCTAACATATGATTAGTTAAATCACTAATCATTTGCATATAATCTATATTTTGAGAATATGTAGCATTTTCATTTAAAGTTTCTGATACTACTGGTCTTACTATATTCCATATCTGAGATTTTTCTTTTACTTCAAATGGTAAAAATTTAATAAAATCTTCTTCATTACTAATTGCTTTTCTAGCATTAGTACCACTCATATTAGCATCAAACGTAGGCATTACTTTGACTTCAATATTTGGATATTTTTCTTCTAAATTTGAAGTTCTCGAAGCAACATCTTTCATATCATCATCTCTACCTTCTCTATAACCTATAACAAAATAAATTTCATCTTGGGGATTGTCTTTAGCTAAACGTAAAATATCACCAATTGGTGATTGAGCTGCTTTTATTTGTACTTTATTAGGTAAGTAATTTTCATAAATTTCCCAAATTAAAATAGCTTCAGCTTGGTCAATTCCATCACGCTCTTTACTACCAACGTAAATAATAAACTCATCAATTTCAGGAAATTCCTGAAGAGCATTTTTTACTATTTCAAAATGTCCTCTTGTAGGTGGTTTAAACCCACCTCCATATGCTGCAATTGTTTTAGCCATTTATAAATGATTTTATTTTTGCTTGTGCTTCTTCTTTTGATACTGATGAATCTATAATATCTTTAACTCCATCATCTGCTAATAATGCACTTACTTCACTATCTAGTTTTGCCTTAGCTTTAGCTGATCTGGCTTTTGCTTTATCATCCTTTGGTTTTGTTCCTTGTGGTATAAATGGTGTTAAATATTTATCTTTAATAGCACTTAAATCACTTAATTTTTCATCTTCTAATGTATTAGCTACTGAAATAAAATTATCACCAAAAACTTCTTTATATGGGTTATAATTTTTAGTTACTGCATTCCAAGTCGATAATACAATAGCTGGGGCTAAACTTCTATCTTCACCACTGGATTTTTCAAATCTGTCTTGATTTTGTCTTAATGAACGCTCTAAATCAGTATAAACATAAAGCATAAATACTTCATACCCTGCATCTTCTAATTCTTCTTTTAATTTAAGAGTATTTTTTAATGAAGCAGCTGTACCATCTAATATAAATGATTCTTTACCTGCTATTACATCAGCCATATTACCTTTAAATTCTTTATTTGCAGCAGCCATTGATTTAGCTTGTTGACTTCTTTCTTCTGGTGTTGCATTTTTTAAATCTAAACTAACATTAGCCTGTTTTAACATATTAATAAAAATATTATCAACGTTCATTACTTTTAAACCTCCTAAGTCTAAACCTTTTAATACATAACCCTTACCAGCACCAGGGGCACCAGCTAAGATTATAGCTTTAGGCGCACCTACAGCTTCCTTTAACATGTTAACTAGACTTATCATAGTATTTTATTATAAATATTACAATTCTCTTTTTACTGTGGTTCTAAATTCAGTAAATTTTGGATTATGTCTTGGATTTTCTAAATCAAATAGCGTTTTAACTGTATTAAATATTTCAATATTTTCATCTTGTGTACGTTTTGACTCATGCATTTCCCATCCTTTACCTTGCATAGCACCTTCTTTAGGTCCTCTTTTAGATGATTTTAACCATAATACACCATAACGGTCTGCTGTTTTACCATAACATTCTTCATAACATTTACCATAAACTGCAGTTTGTAAATCATATACTGTTTGTAAATGGTTAGATGTTTTAAAGTCAATTATCCATAATTCACCGTCAATTTCACATACCATATCACAGGTACCTGCTACTTTTAATTCGTCAGAAAATAAATGTACTTCAGTTTCAATTAATGTTGGTTTATATGTTTCCCACCAATCAACAAATTTTAAAAACATTTGCCATACATCTGGGTTGTACATTGGTTGACCATTAACTAGAAAATTTAATTCTTTTCCATTTAAATAATCTTCACACATTTCATGTACTAAAGTACCTTCTTCACCTGCTTTTTTTACTATCCAATCAGCACTATATCCGACTTTTTTTAGCCAATCCTGAAAGTGTTTACCTTTAGGATAACAACTTAGAATATAAGTAACTGATGGATAATATTTTCCATTTCGTCTATAATACCTAGCATCCGGTAATGTTATTTGTTTTGCATCTTCACTAATCTCTAAAATCCTATTGTAGGACTTTTTGATATTTCGTTTTTTCATACTAGTTGTAGTTTTTTTTCCATTAAGTCATATTCAGTTAATGGAGTGGTATTTTGGATTAATTTTGTAAAATTTTTAAATCCCATTTCACTAGGGTCTTTCCCTTGAAGCTCTACCAAATAAACTTCTTTACCTTGATTTATAAAATCCTGAGCGAATTTTAATGCTTTCTTCATTGCGTCAGTATCTAATGCAATGTATATTTTTTGAATAGTTGATGTAACTATTTTTTTCATTAATTTTGATTGTATATTATTGCCTAATAACGGAATAGCATTACGTTTAATAGCTATGGCGTCAAATGGTCCTTCGCATAATACCAACGGTAACTTCCAATTAATAAACAACTCAAATGGAACTATATCACGTGATGCTTCAGGGTTTCTATATTTCCTATATGGATCCTTTTCAAATGATCTACCTGTAAAGAAATTTAACCCACCATTTTCATCATATGAAGGTATAATAATCATATTAGCATAATTACCATATTCACAATACCCTAAATTATATTTGTAAACATCATCCATTGTTAATCCCCTATTTTTAAGATAACTCCATGCTTGTTTACCTGTTATTCCTGTAGCTTTATCAGTTACTTGTTTAAAATCATTAGGTAATTTTACATCAATTACTTTTTCAACTACTTTACGTTCGTTTTCATTAGCAACTAATTTAAATAACTCTGTAAATTTTTCTGATGGTGCTTTTATTTGTTTAAATAAAGTAGATATGCGAGTACCTTTTTTATCACATACCCAACAATGCCAAGGATTATATCCTTTTTTATTTTCCGAAAAGTTAACTTCTAATTTAGGTTTATGATGATTACAAAAGGGACAGTGGTATGATTGGTTACCTCTAGCCGTTCGTTTCCCAGTACCTAACACAGAGTTAACCAAGTTAACTAATAGTTCGTTTACCATAGTATGTAATATACGAAAATTAATTCGTTAATCAAAGTCTTTTCTAAAGAACTTTCCTAATATATTATCATTAATATGAGCACTATCTTTATTTTCTAATATTCCATTCTGAAATAAATGTTTAGTCTCATAATATGTTAGTAATTTTTTATTAGGAACAAATTCTAATATTCGTTTTTCCCAATTTTCACCTGCATTATCTTGCTGTGATAATATAACAATTTCTTTTTGGGATCCAAAATAATCTTTCCAATCTGATTCAGTAATTACTTTTTGTTTAATTGGAACACGACCTCTTAGTCCCTTTTTTGATCTTTCTTCTCTAAGTGCTGCTAATGCTTTTTTACCTAGTCTTTTATTTCGTTCAAAATAAAGCACTTTTTTGCCAATGTATCTTACGTCTGTTGGTTTATATCTAACTTCATAAATAAACCCGTAAGTTCCTTCTGGCATATCCTTTATTGATGTTATAACCCTTCCCTGGTATGTCCAGGTAGCGGTTGTTGGCATATTTTTCATATGTTAATTTGTATCAAAATTGATTACGTAGGTAGTATCTGTTTGTAATGATATTGGTATTGGTCTTGGAAATTTACCTACAGCTATTAAGTCACTATTTTTATTATATAATCCTACAGTTGTTACAAAAGGACTAAATTCTGATCCAGTAATAAAATCATGATATATTTCAGATCCTCCTTCGTTAATTACATCTGTTTGTGTTAATAAAATTGATCCTGTACCTAACCCTGCTCCACTACCTGCTCCTACTTGACTTGCTAATATTTCTAACCTATCACCAGAATTATAACCTCTTCCTGTGAATGATTGTGAAATTCCCATAGATGATATAGACGAAGAAACAGTTATATTTGTAATAGCATTACTATTTACAGTAACATTTAATATTCCTCCTTTAGTAGCATTAAATGTATCTGTTCCATCTACTGGTTGTGGATTACCTGCTGGTTGGAGTGTATTTCCAAATCTTACTTGTCCTCTTGGAGGAATTGGAGCATATGCTCCTTCAGCTAATAATAAATTAAATGAATCAGTATATTTTATAAATGTATTCCCTATAGTACCAGCTT